ATCTTTGAAGAAGGTGAACGCCGCCGTTAAGGCAGCGACCGCTGGCGGTGAGGCGATGATGCCAGCCGCCGAGAAGCCCGTCACGCGCAAGCCGCTACCGAAGCAGAATCGCGTGGCGAAGGCGAAAACCCCGAAGGTTGACATAATCACGCCGGAGATTTCGACTACCATTGGAACGTATGGCGTCGATATAGAGCCTCTGTCCGTTCTCCCGAAAGACGGACTCGACGCCTTTGTGTCGCGCAACGTGCGCCCGTTGGCACAGCACATGGATGCGTATGATCGGAAGCGCGGGATACTGGGTACGATCAATCACGGAATGGCGATCAAGAAGCTCGAAAACGCATACAGAGATAAGCTGGAAGAGAGCAAGACCGACGAAACGGCCGTCGCCAAGCCCGCCACACTTCGCGTGATGATGGGCGGGCGCGAGTTCGGCCGCGTCTCCACGTTCCAGGAGGCGTCCGAGAAGTGGAGCAAGGCGCGTGACCAGATGGGCGTCGGCGCCAGAGATGTTCCTCCGATAGAACTGTTCGACGCCGACGGTAAGGTGGTTGCCCACATCGCCTACAACGGCCGCGTGTTCGAGGGTCCGGCGATCTACAGCAGCAAGGACGTGTCGCCCCGCCTGCTGTACGAGAACCAGCGCCCGCTGCCCGAGGAGTCGGGTCTGCGGCAGCCCAAGATGGCCCCCGAGGCGATGGCGGCGCGGGCCGAGGCGGATGCGGCGGCGCTGAGCGCCCCGGAGCGCGGCAAGCTGAAGAAGCAGGGAGAGGCGAGGGGTGCCGCGCCCGCTACGCCCGACACGCCCATGATGCGCATTTGGCGTCAGGTGCGCGAGCAGACGCCAGCCGACCATGTTGTGCTACTTCGCATAGGCGACTTCTATGAGGCGTTCTTTGACGACGCCAAGGCGTTGTCGGAAGGCGCGGGCGTGGCGTTGACGAAGCGCAACGGAGTCCCGATGGCGGGCGTGCCGTATCATTCGGCAGAATCGTACCTCAAGAAAATGGTGGCCGCCGGAAAGAAAGTGGCACTAGTAGACCGACAAGCCGATGTCGCAGACGGCGCAAAGGGTATAGTGCGCAATGGTCCGTCCGCCGCACGCGAGCCGTGGGAAATGACGCGGGCGGAGTACACGGAAAGCGTGGCCAGCAAGTTCACGCTTCCTCGCGGTTTCTCTATTCTGGACGCCATTGAGAAAAGCAACGCACGGAAGCCATACGACCCCGGTCTTCTGCATCCAGATGGCATTGAGAGCGTGCAAGAACTTGGGTTTGTGACCGGCGGCAAGAAACTGCGATTGACAGCAGAAGGGAGAAACGCACTCGATGAGGGGCGCAGAATAGAACGTGACGGTCGGTTGTCTTCTGGAAGCGCAAGCGATGAACATGTTTCGCTTGTTGAAAAGGCTCTCGCCGCTGGCCGCGACGTTCCCTCCGCCGTGCTGGCCGACTATCCGGAGTTGAAGACGAACGCCGACGCCATCAACGCCTTCCGTGACAAGGCCATGATCCCCGCCGACTGGACCGTCGAACGCACGGCAAGCGGATGGGTGGCGCAGTCGCCCGCACTGGACGGCGGCAAGGGCAAGATCGTCAGGACGTATGACGCCAACGGGAGGATGCAGAAGGAGATGGGCGTTGCCACGTCCAAGATCGCCCCCGCCGTGAAAGTCTCAACCGCGCCCGCCGCAACCCCGATGCAGCGCATTCCGAAGCGCAACGCGGCCAAAAACGCCGCCGCTGCCGCAGCCGAATCCGCCCGCGCCGAGTATTTCACCCCCGGCAACATCGTCGGCGGGTTGATGGGACACGACAAGGTTATCTCGTACCAGCCGACCGCAGACGGAAAGCCGTGGAGCGTCACCGTGCAGGCGGTTGTGAAGCGCGGCAGCGAGTGGATACGCGACCCGGCAGATATGCGGACGCGGACGCACATGACGGAACCGGACAAGGCTGAGATGGCGAAAGGGCCGGTTGTGAAGGCCGCCACCATTGAGATTGCAAAGAAGTATGGCGGGTTCCCGACAGAGGAGTTGCGTGCCAGGCGTGACGCTGTTCTTTCGCGAGGGTCAAAGTTTGAGCCGGAGAAGGCCGCACCTGAAGCAGCGACACCTGAAAAAGGCGTTCAAGACTTCGGAGAGATCAAGACCCGCGAGACCGACCGCGGCACGGCGATGTATGCCCGCGGTGCCACCGGCCCCGGTCTCGTCCGTCCCGACTTCGACGCCGCCGTTGCCAGCGAAACCAAGGGGATGAAGTTTGCAGGCGAGAACGTCACGGCCAGCGGCAAGGGCGAGGATGCTCCGGAGTGGGCGAAGAGGGGAGAGGGGCAGGCGGCGAAAGGAACCGTCACTCCCGAGCAGGATCGCGAGTACATGGCGCACGTTGCGGCGGGGCGCACGGAAGACGCGCAGAGGATGGTGGATGAGGCGGCGAGGGCGGCGGGGTACAACGTCGGACCGGTGTGGCATGGAGGAGCGGACGGCTTCACGGTATTCGACTGGGGCAAAATGGGGGCGCAAGGAACCACTGAAGGAAAGGGATTTTATTTTTCAAACGACAGAGAGTTGGCAAAGGGATACGCAGACCGTCACGGCGGCCGGCTCATGCGCGTTTTCTTGCGCGGCGGTAAGCGTCTTGACGGAAACAAGTTGACGTTCTCGAAGATCCAAATACGCCGCATTCTTCAAGAACTGCATCGTACGTCTGAAACGCAAGAAAAGGGCTCTAGTCCGCTTTGGAACTACGGAGACGTTGGATATGAAGGTCTTCCAAAGGTACTTGCCGAAGCATCCGATAACCTTTTCAAGTATTCGGAAGACGACGTTTCTTTGCTGAGTGGTATGGTGGGGGGAGGTGCCGATCCAGAATTAACATACGAAGCCGCTTTCAAGGTAACAGGAAAGACTGGCATCGAAGAGTCAGAAGCGTGGGGAAGGCCGGGGCATGAGATTCAAGTGGCTACAAGCCAAGCCAACGTGAAACTCGCCGACCCCATCACCCGCGACGACCAAGGCCGCGTAATCCCGCTTTCCGAACGGTTCAACCCGCAGTCGGGCGACATCCGTTTCATGCGTGACGCAGACGGCACTGTCCGCGCCCTGACCGTCGGCAACAAGTCCCATTTCTTCCTAGACCGCTACGACTCCTCCGAGCAGCTACGCGCCGACATCCGCGAAGAGGCCATGCACCGGGCCGTTAACGAAGTCGGCGGCGCTGGCTGGGCCAAGGCGTCACGCCAGGTGTACGGTGGCACGAAGGCGCTGATGATCGCCAACGAAATCAAGCGCAACTACGGATACGCGCCGGGGACAGAGGCGTTCAACCATGAACTTGTGGCCAAGATGGTCCGCGACGGCCAGCAGTCCGCGCCGATGTGGCGGCGGGTCGTGGACGCTGTTGTCGCGGCACTGCGGGGCGCCGGGCGCGGCCTGGGGCTGGACCTGAACATGAGTGACGCCGAGTTAAGAGACTTGGCGAATGGAATTTTGAGGGCGAAGGAACGGCAGATACAACAACCAACCCAAACGGGAGAGTTATCAAATGAGCAAGAAACAGGAATCAGATCAAGAGATTCTGGACAAGGCGTCAACGCATATAAACGGGGCGTTCTCGGATATGAAGCGCAGGGGGCGGGAGTATCGCGGAGGATGCCTGACGATGTATTTACGGGATTACGACGAGCGCAAGAAGACGGGGGCGCTGCCTCCGATACTCGGATAGCCGGAGAGCGCAGAATACAAGGCGTATCAGCGCAAGATACGGATAGCCAACTTTCTGTTTTGGGTAGAGATGGTGGGTTACGGAAGTTGGTATCACTGGCAGGCAAAGGCGCGGAAAATGGGGTTGTGGCCGAAGTGGATGGGAAAAATCGTCAGGATGCCGGTGCAAATGATGGCGAGGTTGCTGGACGTGGAAGTTCCGTAATCCGCCTCGCCACCCGTGCCCTGTCCGCCGTCCGCAGTTCCCCCGGCGAGTACAAGAACCTCCTCTCCTGGACCCGCGCCAACTACGGCGACTCCTACGACCCCGCGTTGAGCGACCACGAGAACGCGGCGCGTGCGCTGGCTGGGATCGGGAAGCGACCTGGCAATCTGCGCGGCGTGGCAGGCGTGGCGTTCCAGCGGTTCAGGACGGCGATGGATAAGTCCTTAAAGTTTGGCACAGATGAAGAAAGCAAAAAACAAACCTACAAGGGAGTTATTTATGAAGGCGAAGGATCAGAGGCGAAGGTGTTGCAGAGAGTGTCCGAAGAAGCTACGCGCAAAATGGGAACCCCCGTCACCCTCGTTCCAGTCCGGAGGGATTCCCTTATGTTTGGAGACGCCGGATTGGGTGTTCTGTCTGAAATGGAACGTGTGTTCGGCAAACAAATCATCTTTGCACGCGAAACACAGGAACGAAAAAGCAAAACAAGCGGGTTTAGTTCTGAGAGTTATAACGACGCCTTGATTGTTAATGCCGATACGCCACGCCCGCACTTGCAGGTTGTAGGGCACGAACTGCTACACTCCATGCAGCGCGACGCTCCAGACCTATACAATCAATTCATCAAGGCGATCGAACCCGAATACAAGAACCTGCCGTTGATAGAAGAGAACGTGAGGAAAATAAACGCGACGGGCGGCGCGCAAACAACTATGGACGAGGAAATGGGAGAGTTGCCAGCGAATATCATGGGTAGTGAAATGTTGCGCCCAGAGTTGTGGGACAAACTAAAAGTCCGCAATCCTTCCATATTTGGAAAAGTGGCGGATTACGCCGTTCGCTGGATGGGGCAACTCAAGGATAGTGTTCGGGATTTTCTTGCCAAGAGGCCGCACGCGCAATGGTTCATTAACGACATCGACGCTACGAGAAATCATATAGCAGCGCTCCTTTCTGATTACGGCGAGCGTCGTCAACTGATGAAACGCACAGAGACAGCGCAGGGGCGAGTTCCAATAGTTACGCTGGCCGGCAATATGACGTTGCGCACGGCACCAGACACCCCCCGCCAGCGGGAGATGGACAAGGCCATTGCGGAGGTCAGCACACCGGCAGAGACGACGACAGCGCCCGCCATCCCCGAGCACGCGCCCGAAGTCTCCGGCACCACCTGGCACGACGTGCGCCGAGATCCCGGCAAAGAGTTCAGCATCCGCGATAAGCCAGCGTACGAATCCGAGCGGGAGTTCCTCGACGACTACCGCGAAAATGGGAAGCACGACGCGGGCGAAACCGTTTCGGAATTCCTTGCGCGTCGCTTCTGCGGCGGGAGGAGTGCGTAATGGACCTGTCAAAGAAATCCGTCCTCGTCATCGCGCATGGCCTGTACTGCGAATTCGCCATCACCCTCGCCCGCGAGTTCGGCAAGGTGTATTTCTGCCCGTGGTCGATCACTGACTACCCGCAAATGGAAAAGAAGCTCCTCGGAACCGGCATGGAGGGGCTTGAAGTCATTGCCGATCCCGACGACATCGACCCCGACAAGGTGGACTTGTTCTGCTTCCCCGGCATCGGGCGCGCTGGCATGCAACGCCGGTTGCGCCGTGAGGGCCGGTTGGTGTTCGGCACCGGCGCGGGAGACGAACTCGAAATCGACCGCGCATCCGCGCAGCGCCACATGCGCGCCCTGGGCCTGCCGACAAACCCGTTTGACGAAGTGACCGGCATGGAAGAGCTTCGCAAGTACCTGAAGTCGCACCCCGACGTGTTCGTCAAGATCGAGGACGGGTGGCGCGGGAACTTCGAGAGCGTGTACGCTAGGGACTACGAGACCGTCGAGACCGAGCTTGACCGGCTGGCGCTGGAAATCGGCCCGTTCAAGTACATCGTCAAGTTCATCTGCGAGAAGCCGCTGAAGAACAAGACCGAGGTGGGGTTGGACCTGTTGACGGTGGACGGCAAGTTCCCGGCATCCACGTTCGGCGGTATCGAGATCAAGGATTGCGGGTTCGCCGGGTGTTTCCAGCCATGGGACGACTTCCCGGCGCCCGTTCGCCTGCCATTCGAGACCATGGCGCCGACGCTGGCGCGGTACAAGTATCGGTCGTTTCTGAGCAGTGAGAGCCGTATCGGGAAGGACAAGAAGCCATTCACAATCGACTGGACCTGCCGCCTGCCATCGCCACCGCATGAAATCTTCATCGAACTGGACAAGGCGTTGCCGCAGCGCGTGTGGGCGGCCGCAAGCGGGGAGATGCTAGATCCCAAGCCGCTGGCCAAGTACGGCGCGTGCGCCATGATAAAGAGCGGCGAGGCGGACAAGATCGCGCACCACTGCATTCAGTTCCCGGACAAGTACCGGGCGAACGTGAAGATCCACTACCCGGTCAAGATCGAAGGCAAGTATTATGCCTGCACGAATGGCATCCTTGGCGCGGTCATCGGGTGGGGCGATTCGCTAAAGGCCGCCCGCGAAATGGTCAAGGAGGTCGCCGGTGAGGTCCAAGGGCACAAGCTGCACATCAATGTTGAATCGCTCGACAAGGCCGAGGCCGAGATTGAGAAGGCGGAAGAGTACGGTATCGGGATGTTTCCGAAGGGATAACGCCGTTGCGCGGGCGCGGGCCGAGTGGAGCGGCGGCGCGGATGCAGTGTACGACGAAACTGATTTCAGACCGAGGTGAACAATGGCCATCTCCTGCCCAAACAAAGGACACCCAGACTGGAAGCGCCTGGTCGATTCTCTCCGCAAGGACCACGGAGACAAGGCCGACGAGATGGCCGAGGTTGCGTTCCACCGCGCGGGCGAGATCCCGACTCCGGAGCGGGCACGGGAACTGCTGGGAAATAAGAGCAACATCATTTCCAAGGCCAAAAACCTTGTGACGAACTTTGCCAAAGAGTCATGGGACAGCTTGCAAAAGACATGGTATCCAGAAGGGCGCGGAAAGTTCGCAGACTTGGCCGCTACCACCATGCGCGAGCAAATGGGCACGGCCAACGTGATGAACGAGTCTGGCATTCGAACAATTGACAGGACGCTGCGCGAAGTACACAAGAATGACACCCACTGGGCACGCGCAATGGACCGTGTTGTCGCCATTGGAAAGAGCATGGCTGATGTGGTATTCCGAAATCACACGGACGCTGATAATGTCAGGTGGATGCGATGGGATGATTCAGGCGTCAAACCGGATGGATGGGAGCCGTCCGCAGACGAGAAGGCGATTCGGGAAATCACACACCCAATCGATATCCAGAAGGTTCGTGCAGTTCAAGAACTGGGAACGGGCAAACTGGATGAAGCCAGGGAAAATCATTTCCGTCACTTTTGGGAGCGATCAAGCGTGCGCGCGTTCTCACAGGCCATTGGAGAGGCTTTTGAAAAGAAGGTCGGCGGTGATGAAACTGACCTGAACAAGTGGACAGCAGAGGCAAGGGCGTGGGTAAAGGCGCGTGTGCTGGATCTTCTCGACAAGGGCGGCGGCAGTGATAAAGACCATCTCGACAAGTTCTTTTCCTCTCCACGTCCGTTCCTGAAAGAGCCGGGAGCGTTCAAGAAGCGCGTGTTTGAAGATATGCAAACGGGACTGGACTTTGGATTAACTCCTGTTTCATACAACCCATTGGATGCCAAGGTTAGCCATTGGCAGGAACTGGATAAGTATATCATCAGCCATACGGCAAAGAACGTGCTGGCAAAAAACGGTGGCGCCAAGTTTGTTCTACTGGGTGAAGATGGACCGGCCAACATGCAGCCAATGTCAAACGGTGTGGTATGGGAACCGTTTGTGTTTGATAAGGAAAACGGCAAAGGCGAAGAAACCAAGCGGATAAAGGGAACGTGGTGGGTTGAGAAGACCGCAGGTCAAGTTATCGAAAACTACCTTTCTCGCGGCCTGAACGACAAGCCGTTTTTCAAAGCGTACATGGGCGCGGCAAACTGGCTAAATGCGTTTCAGTTGGGCGGAATCATGCCTGTTTTTCATGCTAGTTTCGAAGCGATGGAAACGGCGATATCATCCGGGGCGCGTGGATTCAAAGCCATATCCGAAGGCAGCGCACACGCACACGCCGGACGAAACGACGAATCAAGGGCATCATTCAAGGAAGCTATGACGCGGTTCAAAGATGTTCCTGCGTCCGCAGTTCAAGCATTTAACCGTGGCAACGAGTACATGAAAGCCATATCCGGTGATCCGGCCGCGGCGGGATGGGCTAAGCGCATCATCCCGTGGGTTCAGATGGCAGGTGGATCGACCATGCTGGACCGCCGTTTGTACGCCACATCAACGGAAAACACGTTCAAGCTGTGGAAAGACGGGCATTATCTGCAAGCGGCGCTGACATCCCCCTTTTCGTTTGTAGAACAGAGTAGTCGCCCAATCATGGAGGGCATGGTGCCGCGCATGAAGATCGGCGTGTTCTCTACGCTGATGGAAGACTTCACGCGCAAGAACCCGAACGCAACACACGAGGAAACTGTTGCGGCAGCGCAGCACAACTGGAACATTCTGGATGAACGGTTGGGGCAGGTAATCTACAAACGCCTGTTTATGAACAACGTGGCCAAGAATCTTGCGCAGGCACTTATCCGTGCGCCTGGCTGGACCGGAGGGACGATACTTCAGGTTGGGCGTGGTCTCGTTGACATAGGAAAATACGGCAACGATTACAGGAAAGACCCCAAGACTGCCGTGCTTACCGACCGGGCGGCATACACCCTGTCTCTGATCGCCACAACTGCGGTTGCCAACGGCATCCTGACGGCGCTCTTCACCGGCGAGCAGCCAGACCATCACGACCTGCTGGCGTTCCGCACCGGAGAGAAGGACGAGCTCGGCAACCCGATTCGGTTCATGCTGCCATCGTACATGAAGGATCTGTACGCTTGGTCACACCAGTTCTTACAGACGGCCAAGAACAAGATGCACCCCATGTTATCTTTGCTTTCCGAATTTAAGGAAAACAAGGATTACTACGGGGCTGAAATCCGGCACCCCGGCGATGATCCATTGATGCAGTTTTTTGAAATGGCAGGCCACACGATTAAAGCGTTTGAGCCATTTTCGGTGCGTGGCTTCCAGAAGGTATCCGAGCGATCAGGTACGCCTCTCGAACACGTCCTGCCCCTTGTCGGCATCATGCCCGCCCCGGCGCTGATGACCATGAGTCCGGCGCAACGGGCGGCATCCGCGCTGTCGCAGAACCGCACGCAGACTGCCGAACAGTTCGACCGCAGGCAGATCAAGAAGCGCGTCGAGTCTGCCGAGGCTCGCCAAGGCCCGACCGCCGTACAGCAGGCCGTTCAGTCCGGCGAGATCGGCCAGCAGACCGGGCGCGACATCCTTAAAGACGCGAAGACGCCGCCGATACTTCGCGCCACCCGCAACCTCGACGTGGGCGGATTGGTTGAGGTATGGGACAAGGCCAGCGACGAAGAGAAGCGGTTGCTGCGGCCGAGAATTGTCATGGGGTGGATGCGGTACAGGAACACACATGGCGCAGAGGATGCCGCCGACATGCGGAAACGGTTGAAGGATCGCGGGCTGGCGCAATAGCCCTTGCGCCACGCGCCGCGACGCGCTACAGTTCTTTCAACACGCGCCTGACCGCTTGCCTCGGGCAATGGCAATCAAGGGCGAGTTTCTCTTTGAAGGAGGTCCGCATGAAGTAACACCCGACACCTTCCCAAGAGTCCCCCGAATCGCGGTAACAGGCGGATCGGGGGCTTTTTCGTGCCGTGAAATATGCTGTTTACTTCTTCCAAGGCCCTTGGTACAGTGCTGCCATTCAAGCCAAGAAAGGGCAGATGTGAAACTCGCAAATGACGTTCGCAACTTCTTCGCCGCGCATGGCAGCACGGGCGGCAAGTCAAAATCGCAGGACAAGCGTGACGCGGCAGTCAAGAACCTGGAACGCGCCCGAGCAAAGAGGCGTTCGCAACAGACCGAGTGCCAGCGCACGATGGCTGCAAAGCGCCGCCGCAACATGCTGCCCAAGTCTCACGCGAGCAACGGGCGCAACGAGCGGAGGGCCGGGACGTGACCATGGATCGCAAACAGGTCAAGATAAACACCCTGCTAGAAACATTCGATGGCCCAGAGCAACGTCGGTGTTTGGAACAGTCGATGGCGGAACTTGCCGACGACGCCCAAGAATGCGGTAACGGAAAGACGTGCAAGACGTGCAACGGCAAGGGGTTCGTGTACATCGACGCCGGTATCCGACCGAACACCGAATGCCAGGAGGAGCCAGAGAAAGAAGACTGTCCAAGTTGTGTTGCGAACGCCCCGGCTGAGGCGCGGCGTAGCCGTAGCATCCAGCCGGGGCGTTGGAACTCAGGAGGAAACCCATGACCGTTGACGAATTGGTGCAGGCCATCCGCGACAACTTCAAGCAGCGCATCGAGCGCAAGACCGGATGGGGCAAGAACGAGATCATCACGGAACTCGACGCCGCGACGGTGGAAGAGGCCATGAAGGCGCTCAAGCCGTTTGTGGGTAGTTCCAACGCTGGCGGTCAGATTTCGCCGGCTTCCGGCGGTAATCTGGACCGCTTGGTTGGCAGTTCCGAATCGAAAGGAGAATGACCGATGGCATACACACCGAACATTGCGAGGATCGAAGACGACGGATCGGAAACGCCAATGACGTTGAGCGCAAAGGCGTGCGAGTGGAAGCGCGACGGAGACGGGGGGTACTACGTCAAGTGCGGTGACTTCCGCGTGAAGAGGCCGCGCCAGCAGGACTTTGACGAGGACGGCATGGCGCACAACTTCGCGTATTGCCCGTACTGCGGCGGCAGGCTGACGATGACGGACCACGTTCGCGCACCTGCCAACACGAACATGAGGCTTGAGGAACGGAGCGCAAAAGAGAGTTGACATCCGTGTGAGTTGTGCTTGGTAATCGCGTTGAACATCAACACCCGCTTGCACCGGGAGAAAGGACAGACGACATGAACACGCACAACTTGCCGCCCGCCAGTGGGTATTCCGATCAGCCGCAAGGCGAAGTCTGTCCACCCGTGCAAACTGGCGGTGCGGCTTCTTCTGCATCCGGCATTTACTACATCCAGTTTGCGCCAAGTCCGAAAATCTACATCGGGCAAAGCACCGACCTTCCGAAACGCAAGCGCGCACATCTCTGCATGTTGCGGACAAACACGCATCACAACCCGCATTTGCAGGCCGCCTTCAATCTGTACGGAGAATCTTCCTTCAGGTTTGGGGTCTTAGACCCTGTTAACGCCAGCGACATGGATGCCAACGAAAGATACTGGATATGGCACTTCCAATCTGCCGACCGCCGACATGGGTACAACTTGGATTATGGGGGTCAGGCCGAAAAGAGAAGGTCCCTTGAGACACGCAAGAAGATTGCGGCGTTGCAGACTGGACGACCTCTTTCGGATCGGCACAGGGCGAGCATCGCTCGCGCAAAGACCGGCACGATGTTGTCTCAAGAACACAGAGAGAGAATTGGACGCGCACACAAAGGCAAGAAACGCAGCCGAGATGCGGTTGCAAGAATGTCAGCGGCGCAGTCCCGAAGGCAAGCAATCGCACGCACACAGAAGGGAAAAGCGGAGTGACGAATAGCCTCCATGCAAGACCTGCGTCAGGCGCTTGAAACTTTTCCGAAAATTCCAGTTGACGCCAAACCAAAAACCTGAAATACTCTCGAACCGTGACGGGCAATCCGTCCGGCGCTGACCCCGCCGACAAAAGCAAGGATACAAATGCAACTCTCCGCACCAGTCCAACATGTTCGCTTTTCGGCGCGCCTATCGCGCCGTCCTTGCGGGTCCGGCGTGTTGGCTGGTGCGGGTTCTTTTGAGGTATAGACGTGAATGGAATCAAATTCACCGACTTCGAGTCCATGGCGAACGAGATGAATACACCCGTGAGCCGAACCGTGTCACAGGTCACGGGCCGCCGCGTTGATAAGACGCTTCGCGACCTCGGATGCGGGAAAGTGTTGGTGCAGTTCGAGGGGCGACACGGGATCGCGATAGCCAACAAGGTAGATCTGAAAACGGTTGAAGTGCGGGACTGAGATTTCTGTTTTGTAACAAACCAACCAACCCATAAGGGGAAGAACATGAAAGCAGAACAAAAAGAAACAGCATCCGTCGTGCTGCGCAAGAACACGCCGATGCCGATTGCGACAATCGCAGACATGCAGGCGGTTGGAACCGCAATCGCGCAGTCTGGAATGTTCGGCATCACCAACGCTGGCGCCGGACTCGTGATCGCGATGACTTGTCACAGCCAGAACATTTCGCTTCTGGAATTCGCACGCACATATCACATCATCAACGGTCGCCCATCCATGCGATCCGACGCCATGTTGGCGGAGTTTCGCAAACGCGGGGGCAAGTACGTAATCGCCGAGAACAGCGTCACGCGCGCGGCGGCAGACTTTGAGTTCGAGGGCCAGAAGTTTTCTGGCGCGTACACCATGGAAGACGCAGAGCGCAGCGGGGACTGCTTCGACAAAGACGGCAAGACCCTTAAACACAACTGGCTGCACCGCGCCGAAAACATGTTGTGGGCGCGCATGGTCAGTCGCACGGTGCGAATCCTGTGTCCTGAGATCGTCGCTGGAATCTACACCCCTGAAGAGGTTGAGGACTTCCACGGTCCTGACAACGCGCGCGTGGTGCGTCCGATTCCGGTTGCGGAGGCGACTGAGCGTGCGGCGAGCGTGGTGTTGGAGCCGGAGGTTATTCCAGACTTCACTAAGCACCCGGCGCTGAACGTCAACTTCGAGACACTGACAAACGAAGACCTCAAGAACGCATGGGACGACCCGTGCATTACCGAAGATCACCGCAAGGCCATCTCCGCCGTCGTCGAAGCGCGGCTCCAGAAAGAAGGTAAGGCGTGAGCACGATCCGTGTAACAAAACTGACGGTTCGCAACCTCGGTCCTATCGCCGACGCCGAAATTGACCTTGCCGGAAAGCCACTGGTCATATTCTACGGCGAAGTGCGACAAGGAAAAACGACTCTGCTAAACGCCGTGCGCTGGGCGATGGGCGGCGCGTTCCCCGACGACATCATCCGTCACGGGTGCGACGAGGCGCTTGCTCGCCTGGACTTCACCGAGAACGGCGTTGCTGGCTGGGCTTCGCGATCTTGGTACAAATCGGCAAAGGGCGGAACGCTCAAGGCCCGCGAGCAGGAGTTCGTTCGCGGCGGAGCGAAGATCAAGGGCAGGGTCGCTGACGCCGTAAAGGCGCTGCTGAATCCGTTCCAGTTGAAGCAATCGTACTTCGCCGACATGGGGGATACCGAGCGCCGCAAGTTCATGGCAGAGTTGTTCGGCGCGGAAGATCCTGCGCTGGACTCCGAATTGACGGCGCTTGAGAGCAAGGCCAAGGAGTTGCGGGCTGTGTTGACTGGGTTCGGAGAGATCGACTTGTCGGAGCCTGACCCGGTTCCTAACGTTGCCTCCGTCACAGCCGAACTACAGGCTGCGCGTAACGTATACGCCGATTCCGTGACGCTGGTTCAGAAGCTCAACCAGGCGGCGCTTGACCACAACGCGCAACGTCAACGCGGAAAAACCATGCTCGACCAGTGGGTTGTCGAGGCGTCCAAGCTCGAACAGCAGCTTGTCGATGTTAAGGGGAAGATCGAGCACGGAGACGCGTGGCTGAGCGATCCAGAAAACGCAGAGCGCCATACCGAGCCAATGCCGACTCCTCCAGATACTTCTGCGCTGGAATCAAAGTTGTCGGAAGTCGCCGCGCTGCGGGTTCGCCATGAGCAGCACGCGGCGAACAAGAAGCGCGCAGAACACCGCGACGCCAAGAGGGAAGAACTGTCGGCAGTCGAGACGCGCCAGAAAGAGTTGAAGGCCGCCAAGGTGTCCAAGCTGGCAGAAGTTGGGTCCAAGTCTGGCGTTCCTGGGCTGGAGTTCAAAGATGTCGGATTCGAGTACGAGGGAACCGACGCCGGGATGTTGTCGACGTCGCAGGTCATGCGCCTGTCGGATGCGTTGTCGGCCCTATACCCCGAAGGATTCGGTCTGTCGCTGATCGACCGCGGTGAATCCCTAGGAAAGTCCATCTTCGGACTGATCGAGCGCGCCACGGCAGAAGAGAAAACGATTCTCGCGACGGTCGTAGGAGAGAAGCCCGCAAAGACTCCCGACGGTGTTGGCGTGTTCGTTGTGGAAAACGGGAAGGTCTCGTAAAGATCAAAGCGCAGGTTCGCAGGACATGGTTTCGCGCTAATAGAGAAAGAACCGCCTGGCGCTGGCAGACCGCGCATTTCAAGTCTGCCGCATAGGATAGAAATAATGATTCTCGCACTCGACATCGAAACCATGGCAGACGCCGCACGCGTCGCCAACTTGCCGCCACCGGAGGCGCCGGGTCGTCTCGTTGACCCCGCCAAAATCAAGGCTGCTGTTGAGGCCGCCAAATCTAAGCAACTGGCACAGGCTGGTTTGTCGCCGATTACCGGACGTGTGGTTTGCGTTGGGATGGTGTACGATGTTGGCGATGCACGCAACCTTTCGTGCGTACTACCAGAAGCCACCGATGCGAACGAGTCCAAACTGTTGCAATTCGTTTTCGACGCGATCAGTAACCCAGAAACGCGCCTCGTCACCTTCAACGGCACGCACTTCGACCTTCCGTTCATCTACCGCCGCGCCATGATGCTGGGAATCTCGCCCAAGCACTTTGGAGCCCCGCCGCTGACCACATGGACCAAGCGATACGGGAACGATCGCCACATCGACATGATGACCGTGTGGGCCGGTTCGGACCGCGTGGCCGACTTCGACAACCTGGACGACGTGGCGATGGCCCTGCTGGGAGAGACGCGGGCACCGGAAGAATACGAGAAGTTCCCCGAACTCATGGCGACGCAGGAGGGCCGCGACCACATCGCCGCCGCGTGCCTGCACCATGCGGAACTCACCTATCGGATATTCGAGCGGGCACAGGGATGCCTGTTCGCGTAACGCCAAGAGTGAGGCTTTGACATGAGCGAAGCGAATGGCAATAGCCTCCACTCTCTTGTTGGCCGTGTTTCCGCTCTCTACGTGCAGACCGGAGGGACTTACTTCGACTTGCCGCACGTTGACCCGTGGGACGAACGGAGAGACGCAAGGAAGTACGCTGGGCCGCATCCTGTGGTCGCGCATCCTCCGTGCCAGCGGTGGGGACGGTTCTGGTTTGGGTGTCCTCTGACCGTGAAGCGAACCGGAGTCCGCAAGAAGAAGGGCGACGACGGCGGATGCTTTGAGGCCGCGCTTGACGCTGTGCGACTGTGGGGCGGCATCCTGGAGCACCCGTGGGGGAGCCACGCATGGCAACACTTTGGCCTTGCCGTCCCACCGCGCTCGGGTGGGTGGATTGCCGCAGACAAATGGGGGTGGACGTGTTGCGTCGAACAGGGGCAATACGGCCACTATGCACGCAAGCCGACGCTCCTGTACGCGGTCGGAACCGATTTGCCGGAACTGCGATGGGGCAAGACCGAGGCGCGGCTTGACCCGGCAGTGGTGGCGAGGATGGGACTGAAGCGGGCGCAGCGGCTCGGGGAAGTCGGGGCGCGTGGTGGTGGGCAGAACAGCACGCCGCGCATACACACGCCGGATGAGTTCCGCGACCTGCTGGTGCGGATCGCTTGTACGGCCAACGCCCAAGCAGAGCGGCGCGTACCCGCGTCCGCTCCCGCGCTTGGTTCGCAGTCTCAATCGAACGGAACAACGAAAGGAACACCATGAGTAAGGGAAACATCGTATTTGCGTGCGGGGGAACGATTCACGCAGCGGACGTGACTACGAGTCCCGTGGGTTCGCGCCTTGTCGTCTTTTCGATGCCAAGTCACGGAGGCGACAGGCCGGTGCCATGCGCCAGGTATTTGGAGCGCGAAGGGATCGTAGGCAAGCCGGACCTGCGAATGAACTGCCTAATCATGTGCCCATGCACGGTGAAGGTCAGTGGTCGGAAACAACAGGCCGTGTTTTTCGAGGACGGCGCGCGCGGACGTATCGTGACGTGCAAAGTCGTGGCGCATGAACTCGATGATGATGTTGCTGCGAACGACAAGGCTCACGGGAGCGTATCCGCGTCCCGTGAAGCCTCTGGTTCGCAGGTCAGATCGGAGAAATGACAATGAAATTGCAAACCTACACCATCTCGGTCGAGCATGACATCGAGAACAACAAAATGCACATCCATCGGAAAAACGACGGTTTTTCGGCCATCGAACTTCTGGGGTTGTGCGCCATGATTCAGCACGAGGTGCTGGATCAAATGCGCGGGACCATTAAACCGCACACGATCACGCGGGAAGTTGTCAAAGACGAACCTGCGAACAACGTATTAGACCTACCGTGCAAGAAGTCATGAGTATGCGGCACAGGTGGACAAGGGAGCAGGCGCGCGCGGCAATCCGCGCGCGTTGGACGGGCGCACACGCGGGCCTGTCTCCGCGGCCACCTTCCACGCCGCTGGCCGGACGGCTGCTGCGGCAGGTGACCGTCGCCGATCTGCTGACCGGCGAGCGGCATACGCTGGATTACTATGGGACCACCCGCCTCAACTGCTACGACGTGCGCGTGGACGGCGCGCCGTGGCTGGTGTGCGGGTGGTCGCAGGCATTGGCTCTGGTTCGCAAGTCGTGCGTCCGCTTTGGACGCGAGAAGTAACACAACAACGGCGTGCGCCTCGCGCTACGCCACACAGAGGGAGAGACGCTATGTTCACAAAAGTAGGAGACATCAAGGTAAAGATCGTCGAGACCTGCCTTGCGGAGTGCAAGTTCGAGCAGGCGGCGTCGGCCGGAGGATTCGACGTGTGCCTGCGCGTGCAGGATGCCGACGGAGAGTCCGACTGGTGGCGCGGGGAGTTTTCCCCTAACTACGGCAAGGGAAAGATGGCCGACCGAACCCAGGCGCAGATCACCATGCAGGCGCTCGAAGGAATCGGATTCGCGGGCGGTCAGGATTTCAGCCGTCTTGACGAACTCGTCGGCAAGGAGACCGTCGCGCATGTCGAGGCCAGCGCCCCGAACGCAGAGGGGAAGGTATATCACAACGTCAAGTGGCTTGGGTCAGGTAGTTCCGCTCCCAAGGCCATCGACAAGGCCGAGGCGGCGCGACGCATGAAGGCGATCATGGCGCAGGCTGGTTCGGCGACCGCTACGGCAGCCGCAACGGCTGGTCACCCCGCCGCTGCCACGACGCAGCCGGCTGCTACCGCCGCACCCAAAGTCAAAAACCCGTTCCTATAGCCGAGGGACGGTTAATGCGCGACATCCGCGAACCGCTCCGCGTGCTGATCGACAGCCGAGAGCAATGTCCCTGGGCGTGGGAGCCGTGCGACGTGGTTTGCCGCGTCGCCGGTCTCTCGGCCGGGGACTACGCCCTCGAATCGGACACGGAGCGCGTTCGCGGCCGGGATCTTCTGGCCGTGCGGTTCGCGATCGAGCGCAAGAGCTTCGATGACTTCCTGGGGACCATCAGCACGGGATGGGAGCGGTTTCAGCGGGAACTGGAACGCATGGCGAGCTTCCCGGCGCGCGTCATAATCGTCGAGGGAACGTTCGAGATGGCTTGCTTCACACAGCGCGTCACGCCGGACCAGTTCGGCGGCACGATCAACGCTCCGGCCAACAATCACCCGCAGTTGTCGCCGAGTTTCGTCGCGCGGCGCGTGGCCGAGTTGACTATGATGCAGGTGAGCGTGCTGTTTGCCGGTAACGAGAGGTATGCGGCGGCGATGGCATACCGGGTGTTTTTGAGAAGGATGGAATTGGAGGACAAGAAGTCATGAACAAGAGGACTATTGATATTCAGTTGCGCGGCGAGATGCGCAACCACAACGGGGACGCCAAGGCAATCGAGCTTTTCGACCTGGCGCGTTCCGTCAAGGCGGCGGCGCGTAAGTTGCCGTGCTACGGGATCAAGGGTCACATGGAAAAGGGCTTTCTCATGCCCGACATGTTCGACAAGATCCTGTCGCAAATCAGTTACGGAGACCGTGATATTTCCGTGGCCAAGAGCGAGGACGGCGAGCACTTAACCGCAACGGTTCATGTCACGACCGAACACCCCGCGGCGCGCAAGTGCGACATCATCGACCTTTTCGGCGTTGCCGGGAAAATTGGTCTTGTCGCATGGGGTACGTTCGCGATCACGGCTGCCGCGTCAACCAGTCGCCTGTCCCGAGCGAAACAGGCGGCGCTGTTGGTGTCGAGCGCAGACATGGACCCGCGCACCGACATCGGGATTCAGAACATGCGCGTTTACAACGAGGCTCCGCGCATGCCGTATCTGGATTTCGACGGGTACCAGGAGGCGTCCGTGTTGCCGTCCGGCGGCACATCGCAGGCTAAACTTCTGACGCAGGGGGAAGCGCGCCATGCCGCAATCGCTAACCGATAATTCGACCACGCTGGAACGCATGAAGGCGAGCGGCGTCCCGGACGAAACGGTTGCGCTGTTTCGCGACGCATACCGATCCGTAAAATACGGCGATATGGCCAAGCATCCGGTTTTCCGCGAACTGCGCAAAGTCTCGAAAGGGTGGGCGCAGGCCAACGCACGGGCGGAAGGCAGAATGAACACGGCGCCGGAACTGGCGGCATACCTGAGGGCGTTGAAGGCATGGCGGTACGCCAAGGTTGTGATCGCAGCGGAACAGGCGGCTGAAATCAACGACCGCAAGGCAAACATGCGCGAACTGTTTGCACTGCCGGACACGCTTTCGAAACTGCGCAAACTGGCCGCACAGGGGCAGTACGAGGACGCCGAACACGCCAGCAAGATCCAGGTACGGCGCAAGTTGGCTTCGCGGGCCGACTTCATCGAGCACCGGGCAGACGGTGACTGGAACAAGCACGTTGCGATCAAATTAAGAAATAGAACGTAACACGTCATGGAACTCGCCGTCACAATCCAGCGCATCTGCTACCCGCCAGCGACCGAAAACGGAGGCTGGTACATCTTCCAGACATCCTCCGGGACCGCCAAGGGCAAGATGGCATTCCGGCCGCGTGACGGCGAGTCCCTGATCCTCTTCGGCGAGTGGGCCGAGTACCGAGGCAACAAGGAGTTCTCCTTTGACGGCGCGCGCCTAAACGTCCCGGTCAACCCGCGCGACACGCTCCGCTACTGCATCGAGCGCACGCCGGGTGCTGGAGCGGCCATCGAGGATGCCGTCTGGCAGCACTCCGGAGCCGACTGGCAGAACATCAAGCCCGGCGCCGTGCCGCGTCTTGGCGGTGCGCTGTACGAGCGTTTTCGACTGTCGATCGAATCGCTGAACCAGAACCGCGTACAAGCCGAGGTTGTCGGTGCCCTGATTGGAAAAGGCTGCACGCCCAACATGGCCGAGAAGGCGTTTGCCACCTGGAAGGGCGAAACGCTTGGCGTCGTCGCGTCAGATCCTTTTCGGCTGGCCGAGCTTGACGGGTACGGGTTCAAGGCGATCGACGGCGGCATCCGGCGGGCGTACGGAATCAACGATACCGACATGCGTCGCATCAAGGCGGCTGTGGTGCATTCCTTGCGCCGCCTGACGGACAGCGGGTCAACGGTCGTCTCCTGGGGCGACTTGTTTGCGGCCGCGTGTGGCGCCTTGGGAGGCTATGACGATTTGGTTGTCGCGGCGACGAGCGAGCTTTTCAAGGCGGGCACGCTCAAGGGGTTCGAGCATGACGGCGGGTACTTTGCGCTGGCCGGGGACTACAAGGCCGAGCAGGATGTTTGGGAGTTTATAACACAATGACCTTCGACGCCGCCCAACTCGCCGCCATCACCCGCGCAACATCCACCGCGCGCGTCACGCTCATCAGCGGTAGCGCCGGGACCGGCAAAACCACGATCATCCGCGAAATCTGCAACCGCATCGAAGAGGAAGAGACAGACCTGAAGCCGCTACTGTGCGCCTTCTCCGGCAAGGCCGCGGCGCGACTGCGCGAAGCGACGCAGCGGCCGGCGTCCACGATTCACCGCATGCTGGCGTACGATGGCACATCATTCAAGGCCGACCCCGACTCTCTCACCGGCCGCACCGTCATCGTGGATGAAGCGTCCATGATCGACGCGCCGCTTCTGGCCGAGATCACGCGCCGAAATCCCGCGCGCCTGATCCTCGTCGGAGACCAGGCGCAGTTGCCTCCCGTTGGCCGCGGGCAGCCATACCACGACATCCTCGCGCTTCGGCCAGACCTCGCAATCAATCTCACGCGTTGTTACAGGGCATCCGAGGCTGTATTCCAGGCCGCTGTCGCCATCCGCGCCGGATCGACGCCGCCAATGCAACTCACGACTCCAGGCGAGCGCTGGGCCGCCGTCAATACGGGCGACGCCGCGCGCACGCAATCAACCGTTTTGTCATGGGTCACGGCAGACGCGTGGGACTTTGAGCAGGATATTGTGCTGGTTCCGCGTAACGGCGAGAGTGACGATGATCCGGCCACCGTACGCGGACTCAATCGCGCGATTGCCGACGCCGTATTGCCACGAGACTGGAAAGACAAAAAACAGCGGTTCCAAGTCGGAGATCGGGTCATCAACGGCAAGAATCTTCCGAAACTCGACTGCTGGAATGGAACCATAGGCACAATCAGCGCGATCGACATCGACGGCGGCATCTGGGTCCGCGTGGACGATCCGGTCCAAACACACCCCGGCATGGACGACGGCGCCATGACAGACCGCGTGCTGTTCTCGCGATCCGACCGCAACAACCTGTCGCTGGCATACGCACTTACCGCCCATAAGTCACAGGGTAGCCAATACCGCCGCGTGCTGGTAGTCTGCCTGTGCAAAGACGCACACTCCCTGCTTTCTCGTTCGTGGATCTACACCGCCGTCACACGCGCCAAACAAGCCGCGGTCGTGTGCGGAGAGTACGGAGCGTTTAAGGCGGGAATTGAGAAGGTTGAAAGTAAGCATACCTGCATTCAGGAATTCGCGAATTCAACAGACCAGTGAAAACCAGTTGCGCTAATCATCGGAACGGATTTAGGATTGAAACGCGCATGAATAGTGCGACGGCGAGTGAAGCCCGCCGAAGGAGCACAACCATGAACTCTTTTCCGCCCTCACCAGACTCTTGCGCGAACCCTACCAATCCTTCGGGTGCGGTTGTGCCCGCGTTGGCTTCACCTGGTGGGGGCGGTTCTCTTTTGGCCAGAGACTTCAAGTTGACCGACAAGCCTCCGGCCGGTTACGGATTCATCTACAAGATCACGTCTCCTAGTGGCAAAGCGTACATTGGGCAGACTATACGTTCGGTAGAATGCAGAGTGCGGCAACACTCTATGTTTAAAAAAAAGATATGCCAGTGCATTTTCAGGGCAATCAGAAAATATGGTATAGACAGCATGTTCGTTGAAGTTATTGATGTCGTTGCCGTTGGATTACTGAATGTGCGCGAAATGGAGTTGATTAAAAGTCACCTATCAAAAAAACCTCACGGATATAACCTGACAGATGGCGGCGAAGGCGCACGAGGAAGAATAGCTACGTTTGCTGCCAGACTCAGAACAGGTGAGGCTACAAAACAAAGATGGGCAAAGCCGGGGATGAGAGAAAAAATGCGCAAGGGACTTGCCAATCACATATGGACGAAAGAGCAAAAAGAGCACTTGTCGTTTTTGAGTAGGCAAAAAAAGCTATCTCCTAGGCATAAGCAAGCCCTGTTAACAGCCAACATTGGACGTAAGTTTAGCGCAGAAAGCAAACAGAGAATGCGCGATGCTCAATTGAGAAGATTCCAAAAACCAGAAGAGATTGACAAGCTCAAGGCGTATATGAAAAGAAGAATGAGCGATCCAGAAGAAAGAGCAAAAGTCATTTCACGTTTACCTCAGTATTCAAAGCTAGCGCATAACAATGGGCCAACGACATGAACTTTTTTTCCTTCGACGAGATCCGCTCTCAAGCAAGCTGTATTGACATTGCGACGCGCTTCTACGGGTGCGTTGTCAAGAACGGACGCTGCGCTGCCAAATGGCGCGGCGGCGACGATGACCATAATGTGAGTATCGACAAAGACCAGTTCTTTGATCAAGTCGAGAAGAAAGGCGGCGGCGTGCTGCAGTTGGCAGCGTTCAAGTACAACGGCGACATTCAGCAGGCGCAGGCCGAACTCGGAATCATTCTTGGTCTGACGCCGAAAAACAAGACTGTCGTCGGACCGCGGGCGCCGTCGCGCTATGACAATCTCATCTCCGAGGGGTACGCCGAGGTTTCCCGGTACGAATATCGCGATCTTGCCGGCGCCGTCCGTCACATCACCGTGCGCCTGCAGCATCCGGACCGCGACGGCAAGGAGTTCGTTCAGGGCGTGCCAGACGAAAAGTCACCCGGCGGCATCCATTGGGGCCTGAAAGAGCGCGAGACGTTTCTTTACCGTCTGCCCGAGATCGCCGCATCCGACTGGGTGATAATCTGCGAAGGCGAGAAATCCGCCGATTGCCTGGCAGAACTCGGGCTACCATCAACCACCGCCCCCATGGGCGCAGGTAAGTGGCACGAGTCATACACGTCATCACTCGCCGGCAAACACGTCGCCATCGCTCCGGACAACGACGCCCCCGGCCGCGAACATGCCGAAATCGTCGCCGCGGAGATCTACGGCCACGCCGCCAGCGTCCGCATTGTCCCGCCGCAGCTTCCAGACGTTACAAAATCTGGTGTCGACGACTGGGTTATGGATGGGTTCCCGACCAAAGAGGCGGAAGATGTAATTGCGCTCATCCAGCGCACCCGCCAGTGGGTTCCAGCCGCCGAACTCGACCTATCTACCGATATTCACGCCGCCACAACAGAACGGCTTGCGGAGGCAAAACAGGCCAACACCGAACCGTTCCGCAACTACATCCCGGTTGAGGGAGAGAAAATTATCCGCGGCAAGCCGGTCAAAGAGATCACCAAAGACCCGCGATGCCAAAATGATATGATCCGCGACCTACAACGCCGGTTTCTCGGATTTCCGCGTCTCGATGGCGGCTGTCTGTTCGACCATGACCGCGATTCTGGCCGAATCGTCAAAATCGGAAAACCAGCAGACCTTTTCGCGTGGATTGATCGCAGGTCAAAAAAACCTGTTGGCTGGACCCGCGGAGACCACTTTGCCACAAAAGAGGAGTTCCTTTCGTCGCTGTACGCCACCGCGCGACGCTACGAGGGTGTCAGTTACACGCCAGATTGGCCGCCCAGGTCCGACTTGTACTACGCCCATGACCCAATACCTGCGCCGTGCCCAGAACATTCGCGCCTACGCACACTCGTTTCCATGTTCGCGCCGGCCACAGATGCAGACCGCCACCTTCTATCGGCGTTCATCTCGGCCCCGTTATGGTACGTCCACGGAGTCCCCAGGCCATCGTGGATCATCGACAGCCAAGACGGCGCCGGAAGCGGAAAAACCGTCCTAGTCGAGCTTGTGGCCCAGCTATACGCATCAGACCCAATCCGCACCAACCCCGAAGAGATCCACCACGACATTCAGGAACTCATCAAACGCCTCCTCTCATCCGAGGGCCGCACAGGCCGCATCGTCCTCGTGGACAACGTTTCCGGCGATTTTCGCGCCCCCGGCCTCGCCGACCTCATCACAGCCCGCAGCATATCCGGCCGCGCACCTTACGGCCACGGAGAGGAAAAGCGCCCAAATAACCTTGTCTACGTCCTCACAGCCAACAGCGCCCAGGTGGACAGTGACATCGCCATTCGGTCGTATTACATCCAGCTCAAAAAACCGCCGTACTCGTCCAGCTGGCTTGCGCGCGCACAGTCGTACATCTCCGAAAACAGGCTCGCAATCATCGCAGACATCATCGACATCCTGGCACACCACGACCCTTTTCCGGCGCCCGCCGCCACCCGCTTCCCGGAGTTCGAGACCCGGGTCTTACAGGCCATATGCAGAACGCCGGAGACCTACGCCAACGTTATCTCGCGCGTGCAGTCGTCCCGCGCAGACAGCAACATCGAAGAGGAAGTCGCCGTTGCAATTCGAGAGGTGTTTGAGCAGCGAATTCGAGATCTCGGAATCGCCGCCGGCGACCCTGTTTTTATCCGCTCAGAGGTAGTCAACTCGTGGGCCGGCAAGCCAATCCGCGACATCCAAGACTACAAACCAAAGCCAATCCAACTCGTACGAAACCTTGCCAAATCTCGATACCTGCACGAGATTAATCCAAGTGTCTCACGCTGGCCGATTTCGTCGAACAGTAAACGTTATTCAGGCCTCGCGTGGAATTTTCGACCGGCGACGATGACCAGTGCGATCGTGCACCCAGCATCGATCGGTGAGTTCATGGTGACGCATGAGTAGAACAACCGACAACGCTTACTTCACCACTCATTATGTTTTGGCCAGCCCGAGCCCTGGCCTGACCATACCTTTTTTGTCGTACCTCTGGCCAGATAACTCATTGCAATTCTCGATACTTATATCATTTGACCATAGTGGCCATACCTTTCCCTATAGGAGTACCCCCATGGGAAACGCAATATCATATGTAGCCCCCTCCTATAGGAAAAAGGTCTGGCCAGCCTGGCCAGATTTCTCAAAAACACACTTAACAACCAAAACCGCAGTAACTTACAACAAAAAATCGCTCTGGCCAAAACACAAAAATTGTCGTAACCAGTTGCACGCATCGTAACTTACGCAAAAACATCCAAAAAACCACAAAACTGACCAAAGATCATGAAAACCGCAAACCACCCAACCGGAATCACGATAAACTTCGACGCCTCCAAGCACCTCTACACCGACTCGCGCGGACTCGGGCCATACGACTCCGTGACGCGCGTCGTCTCGTCTCTTTTCGCTCCGTTCGACGTCGACGGATCAATCGCGTCACGCGTCGCCTCCCGAGAAGGCCGCACCGTCTCACAGGTCAAAGCGTCCTGGGCCGCGACCGGCGACAAAGCCTGCGCACTCGGCACACGCGTACACGAGACTTCCGAGGCCATCCTTCTCGGACTCCCGCCGCCACACGCACCAACCTCGCCCCGCGAGCGCGCTGCCTTCGCGGCCGCGTTCTCATCCGCATCTCAAATCCGCGCGACCTGCTCCAGCGTACACCCTGAGGCAATAATTGCGGATCCGGCGTCGCTCACCGCCGGCACGTGCGACTTACTCGCCATCCGGCGACGCGACTCCGCTCCGATCCTGCTCGACTGGAAGACCAACAAACATATCGATGCAACCAACGCGTATGGAGCCCGCGCTCTGCCGCCGTACTCTCACTTGCACGACTGTCACCTCGTGCGGTACTCTCTGCAACTGCACATCTACGCGTCCATACTGCGCATGCACTACCTGCGCGCGGACGAGGCCGACCGGCTGGTAATGGTGTTGGTGCATCTCGCACCGGACAACCCAGATCCGCAGTGGCTTGAGGTGCTCGATTTGAGACGCGAGGCAGAGTTGGTGATGATGGACAGGAGACGGCGAGTTGTTGATGTTCTCAAACGGGTGAAAGACGCGGAAAACGCGGAAAAAGAGACGGAAGCGGCTGTGCCGCATGAGTTTATGGAAGGAAGTGGGGAGTAAAATGGAGACAACCGAAAATCCGACCATCGAAAAAACTCCCCGAGTGCGAACGTACTCCACAGCGCGAGAGCGGCGCGCGTATCAACGCCGGATGACGACCCTGGCGTTCCTTCGAGCGTACCCGACCCTTGGAGCCGGCATGCGGGCGGCCGGAGAGTCCTGGCGCGCAGTCTGTGGCATGATGCGGTGCCCGATATTCTGGGCTGAGTGTCGGGCAATCAGGGAGATCCAGCGCGCCCGCCGGCAGCACCGCAACCGGCCAGACAACCGGGCGGCCGTGCAGACCATGATCGCGGCCGGGGCGTTGAGCGTGGCGGCGAGGGACGAGTTGCGGCGGCTACACGGCGACGACAGGGGGGCGTGCGCGCAACCTACTGGGCGTGTATGTGCGCAGTGCGGGGCAAAGTCGTGGAGGCCGCTGTGCCGTGCTTGCTGGGGCCGGCGCAAGGCGTCCGTGGCGGTGGCCGAGTGGAGATGCCCAGCGTGCGGCGCCGAGTGCAGGGGCACCTCGTGCCCGTGCGGGGCGACGCAGGCGGTTGTGATCGCGGGGGAGCCACTGACACCGATACCACCGTCGAGCGTGGATGCGTCGGGGCTTGGGACAGCAGCGGATGCCGTGCAAAAGATTTTGTGAAATAGTTTTTGCATTGCAAACCGGCTTAGGTTATAGTGCGTTTTGTCGGCTGGGATAGGCCCGGCTGCAAACGAGGAGACAATATGGACATCCTAAAAATAACGCCCGAGAACCGGGCGCAATACGAAAACACGGCCGTCGCGTTTGCGGGACGGATCGAGCTTGCCCCGCGCATGGGCTTGCTTTCGTTTGTCTCAATTTCCGCGACGCTGTCAATCGTCGCAGAGGCCGGCACGGGAATCGAGGCCGGCTGGGGAATCGAGGCCGGCACGGGCATCAAGGCCGGCTGGGGCATCAAGGCCGGCTGGGGCATCAAGGCCGGCACGGGCATCAAGGCCGGCGAGGGCATCAAGGCCGGCACGGGCATCGAGGCCGGCGAGGGCATCGAGGCCGGCGAGGGCATCAAGGCCGGCACGGGCATCAAGGCCGGCGAGGGCATCAAGGCCGGCACGGGCATCAAGGCCGGCTGGGGCATCAAGGCCGGCGAGGGCATCGAGGCCGGCACGGGCATCGAGGCCGGCACGGGCATCGAGGCCGGCGAGGGCATCGAGGCCGGCGAGGGCATCGAGGCCGGCACGGGCATCAAGGCCGGCACGGGCATCAAGGCCGGCTGGGGCATCAAGGCCGGCACGGGCATCAAGGCCGGCTGGGGCATCAAGGCCGGCGAGGGCATCGAGGCCGGCGAGGGCATCGAGGCCGGCACGGGCATCAAGGCCGGCACGGGAATCGAGGCCGGCGAGGGCATCAAGGCCGGCGAGGGCATCAAGGCCGGCACGGGAATCGAGGCCGGCTGGGGCATCAAGGCCAAGACCCTGACCGTTGCCCTGCGGATCTTCGCCGGGCTGTGCATTTGTCGCATCCCCGACGCGAGCGAGATGGAGATCCGCGCCAAGGTGCTGAGCGGCACCGTCTGCTACGGGACGGTTGTCGAGCCTGTCGAGCAACACCAGGCCGAAGCGCCGGAAGCCGGAGTTATCCCGAGCAATTAGGACAACGAATATCCAGCGCAAGCGCGGCACGGCGGTCCCCAGCACGAGTTACAACGCCTACCGCGGGCATGCTCCTTGCAAAGTTCATCCACGCGAGCCCGGCGCGATAACCGGGCGGAGATAAACAATGACTATCCTCGCATGGCTCACCTGGCTCACCCTCACACTGGCGCTGATCTGGTTGATCGCTGCGGAAATCAGAGCGTTGCGCGACGACGCCCGTAACCGCGAGTTGCGCGACGCATGGCGCCGGAGGGACTGGTGATGCAGCAGTCAACCATGACTCAACAGACCTTGAGCACGCTCACGAGACCTGTGCGCGTGTGCAACGTACTCGACCAGCCGCCGATGCTGCCGGACGAGATCCACGACCCGCGCGAGCGTCGGCGGGCGCAGCAACGCGCCGCGGCATGGCGCAGGCGGCGCGCGAGGGAGGTGCAAATTGTCTACTAGCCTAGCACAACTAGACCTAGCCCGCGCTTACCTGCGGGCTATCGGGCGTTCCGGTGGATTGTCCACCAGCCCGGCCAAGCAGGCGGCGGTGAGGATCAACGGGCGCAATGGCGGTCGTCCGCGCAAGGACGGGCAGCCGAGGCGCGTGGCGTTCGCTCCACAGGCGCAGGCGCAACCGACGGCAACCAACACCCACACGACCGAGGACGGCATCTACGTGTACGACCTAAGCCGCTAACCATCCACCAGCGCCACCGTTGCCGCGTCACCCGCACAGTTGTGCGGGCTTTTTTTTTCCCGTTGACCTGTTTCCGCCCGCGGCGTATGTTTTGCGGCATGGATCAGCAGCAGCAGCTAGAGCCGCGTAAGCCGATCGTGCTGGCACGAGCCCCGACCGACGCCGACATCCGCGAGCTAATCGCCCAGTACCACGGCGTCTCCGTCCTGATCGCGGAGCGCTGCGCGATGACGGTCGAGGAGATTACCGCACGTATCGCAAAATCCACGGACCTGGCCTATGCCATGCGCATGGCCGCCCAGCGCGCCGACGGCCACGCGACGGCAGCGATACGCGAGGGGTGTGAGCAGCATAACCCGGTATGGGTTGGGTATCGCCTGCGCGAGCGCGACAAGGAGGCCGAGCGCCGCGGCGGGTCAGCGTCGGGTGGCGACACGCCGATCGATTTCACGCGCGAGGTTGCATCCGCCGATGAGTGCAGCGATGCCGAGTTGCTGGCCATCATCCTTCGAGATGCGCGGCCGGAGCCCGGTGTCGCGTGCCCGTGCTGTGGCACCGTGCGAGCGCGAGAGGCGCAGGATGCCGAGATTATCGAGTGAGCTCCAAGCCCGTCAGGCAGCGGCGCACGACGGGATGGCAGCGCAAGTGCGACAGTGCGCGATGGGTGAGGCGGCGCAAGGATGGCACGCCGATGTACACCGATGCTGCATATGTCGAGCGCGAGACGGCCGCACTGGTGGTCAGGAGCACAGTTTTGATTCGCGAGATTGCCGGCGCGTACATTGAGGAGGTTCGATGGGCGGATCTGTGAGAGTGGTTGGGTCGCTGTCCGGCGCAGAGGCGGCCGCGGCCGCGGTGCGGAGGTTTCACGCGCGGCGCCGGATGATTGACTTCATGGCCGCGACGTGGAGCGGCGGCCCTGGTGCTCCGTTCATCGTCGGGCGTCACACGCGCGGGATCTGCGCAGCGCTGGACCGGTCGGTCGATCGACTCAAGCGCGGGATCAGTACATACATGCTGATTCGTGTGCCATTTCGTCATGGAAAAAGCCTCGCAGTGTCCACCTACTTTCCCGCATTCGCCATGGGCCACCTTCACGCCATGGACCCGGATGTCATGCTGGTGGGTTGCGATGCCTCGCTGGCCGTCGGGTTCAGTCGCGAGGCGCAGAACATCGTCTGCGACGAGCGGTACTCGATGCTGTTTCCCGGTGTGCGCCTCAATCGCAAGTACACCGGCAGCGAGGAGTGGGGCATGGAGGGTTCGCGCGGGAAACTGCGTGTCGTCGGGTTCGAGAGCAAGCGCATGACGGGCCGCGGAGCGACAATCCTGATACCCGACGACTGGTGCGGCAGTCGCGAAGAGGCGGAGTCCGCGCTTGTGCGCGATGCTCGATGGGACGTCCTGCGCAACAACCTGATGACCCGCCGCGCGCCCGTGAGCATCGTTGCCATCGTCGGGACGCCCTGGCACGTCGACGGATTGCAGGAACGGATTTTGAAGGAGATGAAGGCGAACAAGGAGTTCCCGCAGTTCGAGGTTATCAGTTACCCGGCGCGAACGAGGCGCGAAGATGGGACATGGGAGTACTTATTCCCCGAGCGGTTCGGTGAGACGTGGTATCGCGAGATGTACGCCACCCTCACACCCTACGAAGCCGCGGGCCTGCTGGACGTCAACCCGGTCGCGGCATCCGGAAACATGGCCAGCCGCGCGTGGTTTCTGCGCGTTCCGGCGGCGCCGACGGGCACGGTCGTCAAAGACGTTCGGTACTGGGACTGCGCGGCATTTGCCAAGCGCACGAGCGACTTCACCGCGTCGGGCCGCGTGCTGCGGTACAACGACGGTAAGACCTGTATTGCCGGGATTACAAGAGACCGGATCAACTACGCCCAGGTCGGAGACACGATGCTTGCGCAGGCCAAGGTTGATGGCCGGCAGACCGAGGTATGGATTGAGTTCGAGAAGGGCAGCATGGGGCTGATCGGGCCGAGCGAGTTGGCGCGTCCGTTCCTGGCCGACGGATATACCGTCATGCTGTGCAAGCGGCCAACCGGACCCAAGCACACGACCTGGAGCGGCATGCTAACCGCGGCATGGCAGATGCACGGTCGCGGCGGCGGCATGCCGATTGTGGACGGGCCGAATGTCGAGGAGTTCCTGAAGAACGTGGACGCCGCGCCGAGCCCGGTGCATGATGACGATTTGGACGCCGTGAGCGGGGCGCATGACGCCGTGATGGGGCTGCGCGAGAGCGAGACCGCGGTGAGCGGCGGGACGGGGATGCAGGTGCGGTAGGCAGGAGGTTATATGCAAGGACTCAACGGCTTCTCTTGCCCCGATGGCAACACCTTCCTGACCGGCGACGTAATCTCCGAGCGCATGGCCGCCGACAACGCATTCAAGCCCGGCGCGTGGCCGTTCGACGGCGAGATAATGCAGGGCGACGTGCGCGCCGCCGTAGCGTGGCCTGACCGAGATGTGACCGGCGGAACGGTACACCCCAACGGCGCGGTGTGCATCGGCGTGCTGGACCCAGACGGCATGATGCGCGTGGTGACGATGCGTGAGTTCAACCGCGTCGGGTCAACGCCGAAGGTCGAGGGCCTTGGCGTCATGCTGCGTGACCTGGTGTGCTGGGGCGTGACTCGCATCATCGTGCAGGCGGACAAGGATGTTGAGTCCGATACCTGGTGGCGCATGGTCAGGCGCGACCCGACGACTCACGGCGCGAAGATCCCGAGTCAGCCGTGTTGCGAGATGGACCGCGCGCTTGGGGTGTGGCGCGAGATGACGGCAAGAATCATCGTGCCGCGCGACGTGGCCGAGAAGATCGAGGTTGCGAATACCCGCGGCGACGTGCTGCCGGAGTTGAAGGCGCTGGCCATGCTGACGCTGAGCTACAAGATGGACCGCGGGCGTCCGGGTCGGAATGACACGCGGTGGGAGGGGTGGATGTGACGCCTTGCCGCATCCCCTTGCGCTAACTCCATCTCGCATGCTATCATCCTCCCACGTAACAGCACCCCGATAGGAGCTAGACCATGAAGACACTCTCCGCCGTGTTTGCCGCTTTGTTCGCCGTTGCGCTGGCTTCTGCCGGCGATTACCAGATTATCCGCGCGTACTCCCCGAGCACCGGTGGCGGAACGAATATCGCGAAGATGTACGTCGGGCAGGACGTGTCGGGCGCCGAAGTGATCGAGGTGTTTTCCTGGAACCTGGCGGCTGGCACGACAACGGTGTCCCGAGTTATGTTTGGCGGGGCCATCACCAACACGATCGCGACGCTGACCAACTCTTCGTCAACCGCCGTCGCCACGCCGCACACGATCGCGAAGATGTGGAAGGACGAGGACTACATCCTGTTCAGTTGCGGCGCAACCAACGCATTTTCGTGCGGCACCATCATGCGCGGCCACAAGATCAGCCAGTAACAAGGCCAGCCAATGCCAGACATCGACACAAGCCTGGGGTCGCTCATCGACCGGATTTCGATGGAGGCGGAGCAGAACCGCGGACAGGCGGGCAACGGCGCCGGATCGAGGTCGGATGTTTCTGGAGGCACCGAGCAAAAGTGGTGGAGCAATCTGCGGGCGATCATTCCCGAAAACACGCGACCGAGCGTGGCCGGAACCGATGAAGTATGGCGGGCCAGCGACCACAAGGATGCGTGGCAGTCTCACGCGAAGAGCGCCAGCACGGCCAACGCCGTGAGAACCGCCCATGATTTTGCCGACGACGTGTTATTTCCGAATGGCAACGTTCCGTTTCGCGTCGGGCTGATCGGGCACAATGGCGAGAACGTGGCGCTTCCGGCAGACGCACAGGCCAAGTCCGAGAAGGACATCGAGGATCTCCTGGACAACCGGCACTCGAAGTGCGACGGCGTGAAGCATCTGCTGTACGGTTGGGATTCCAGCACGACATACGGGCCGCGATTTTTCCACGTCTATCTGACCGAGGACGACAGCAAGCCGGATGGAGTACGGTCGGCGTTCGAGGCATGCAACATCTGGGAATGCTTCTGGGACATGGACAACGAGGGCGAGTTGGAAGACGGCGAGTACTTTCGTCGGTGCCAGCGCAAGACACGCCGCGCGCTTATCAAGTGGGCCGAACGCACGAACAAGAAGAGCCTGAAGGATTATGGAAAACTTCAGGTCAACATGGATGTCCTGCGGTCCGCGCTGAGCCAGAGCGGCAGCACCAGCGGATACTCCACGAACAACACCAGCAACGAGAGCGGGACACCCGAGAGCAACGACCTGCTGAACCAGACCAAAAGCGAGGTCTGGGATGAGGTTTGGGCGTGGGTTCCGCGCGTTGCGGTTGACAACTACGTTGTGCAGAACCCGGATGCAATTCCATGGCGCCACCCCGACGGGGTTGACCTGTTCGACCCGAACACCGGCGAGAAGGTTGGGGAGATTAACCCGCCCGAGCCCGAAGACGCGAAGAATCAGTACGTATGGGTTCTGTGCCACCGAGTCAACAAGACGCTCGTGGCGATGCTTCCCGAGCCTGGCAAGCTGCCGTACAAGAAGGGGTCGTGGAACCGGCAGGCGGGGTGCCGTGATGATCTCGGAATTGCAGACGCAAACAGCACGAATCAGGTGATTCAGGACGGTCTGGTCAAGGCCCTGGACAACGACCTGAAGAAGACAAAGGTTATCATTGGGTACGACCAGAACGGCAATCTTGACGGCAAGCGCATCGAGGAAATTCTGGCGCAATCTATCGCCGTGATTCCGGTCAGCAAGGGCGTGGGGTCGAAATCAATCGCGGACGTTCTGAGCGTGACCAACATTACGACCAACGCCGAAGTTTATATGAGGGCGCTTGAATTCGTACAGCGCCTTGCAGACCTGGACACCGGCGCGCCGCGGATTCAGCAGGGGCAGAAGGCCGAGGGAGGAAATACGGCGTTTGAGTTGCGAGAGCGGTTGTCGAACAGCGGCCGGCACTTCGGGGCCAAGATTCGCGCGCTGGATTCCGACATCGTGTGGATCAACAAGCGCATGCTGGAAATGGAGATCGCCGCCGGCAACATCCAGATCCCGGCCGACGTAGAGATCAAGGGCGGCGGATTCCGCTCCTACTCGAAGCAGGTGGGGCTGTACCAGACCATTTTCACGCTGATGCAGTACGCCGAAACGAATCCCGAGATCAAGGACCGGATGAACCTGACGTGGATTCTGAACGAGTTGACGGAGTGCCAGGGCATTGACCCCGAGAAGTTCTGGATCAGCGAGTCAGAATACCAGCAGAAGCAGCAGGTCAAGCAGCAGTCGCCCGAGGTAGCGATGCAGATGCAGCAGTTGCAGGCCGCGCTGGAGAAGGTTCAGGCCGCGACGAGCAAGGACAACGCGCTGGCAGAGAAGGCGCTGGCAGAGGTCAAGCAGATCATGGCAGGCATCGACCAGGCGCAGGGCCGGTTGCAACTGGACCGGGCCAAGGGCGCGATGGACATTGCCGCAAGCATGAAGCAGGCGCAGCGGCCGCCAAAGTCGAGAATGGAACGGCGCCGGGAAACGGCAGAGCCCAGCGCGATTGTCAGGATGCCGAAACCGCAACAGCAACAGAAAGCAGCATAGGAGAACAAACATGAGCGACCCAGTAGAAGGACCAGTCGCACCGCCCGCACCGCCCGCACCGCCCGCGAAGCCGGTTGTCGCCACGCTGCCCGCGGAGGTTCCGCTGATCGCCAAGCTGGAGAAGGCCGTCGCATCCATGCTGATTCGCGAACTCGGCAACAACGCCATGATGCACAATCTGCTCGGGAAGATCGTTGACGCGCTGAAGTCCGTGAAGTAACATTCACCGCATCGAATCCAAACCAACCCAGAAAGGGGTGTCGCATGTCACCGATGCACGTCGAAGAGCGTACCATTACCGGCACAATGGAAGAACTCACCACCTGGAAGAACGCTCTCCAGACCGTGACCGGCGGCGGCACCCCTGTCAAAGAGTCCAAGGAAGATTACCAGACGTTCCGATGGGCCATGGTCGAGAACTTGAAGCGCATCGACGATGCGTTCAAGAAGCTCCGGGTCGAGGTGGCGGCCGAGCATCAGCGCATTCTCTCCAAGCACTGCGGCAACGTCGAGCGGTTCAATGAGTACCGTTTCGACGTGAAAGCGCGCCTCGCGCCGTTCAGCAAGTACCTGTTGCCGACCGGCGTGTACGAGATGCCGGCCGGAATTCAGCGCCGATTCGCGAAGGTGCAGCGCGACATCGAGGCCAAGTATCCAGACGTTGAGGGGGCGGGCGTCGAATTCGCGGATCGCCAGGCGAAACTGTTTGCCGGCAAGTTGTCGGTATCCATGGTGTGCTGCGACTACACCGAAGTTCCGGACGACATCAACGCCGGGTATCTGGACTTCCTTTCCGTGGTCATCACTGGGCGCCCGCTTCTGCGGTGCGTGGTTCCGATCATCGAACGCAAGCAGCGGTTCGACAAGGAGTTCGCGGCGGAGTTGCTGGCGAAGGTGACGAACGTGATCGACACAACCGTTCACCAATCAACGAGCTCCGTGGTTGCCGCCGAAATCCTGCAAGCCATCTTCGGCGATTCCGCCAAGGAGTAGCATGTCCAAGATCTCCTACAACGTTGTCAAGTTCAAGCCGACCGAGCACGAGGTTCAGCAGATGCGCCTGCGCGGTGACATCATGGATCCTATCCTCGCGTGGCTCAAGAACCGGTCCGCGGCGCTACAGGAGACAGAAGACCTTGCCGGCGAATGGGGAGACTCGGCCAGGCATCTGCACGTCCGGTCGCTCAAGGGCGCACGGATGGACTGCGACGACATCCGCAAGGAGCTTGAGGCAGTGATTCACCCGTAACAACAAACCCACGAGGGACGCCATGGAAGATCCAGCAGCAGACCCGGCAGCCGCGGCCACCGAAACCGATCCGGCAAACGACGCACCGCTTTCCGCGGCAGATCAGGAGCGCATCATATCCGAGGAGTTCGAGCGGATCACAGCGACTCCGACGGCAGAAGACAAGCCGGCGCCAGACAAGCCTTCCGACGAAGAGCGTCCTCGCGGACCGGACGGAAAGTTTCTGCCGAAGGACGGCGATCCGGCGGAGGCCGTTGTTGACGACAAGGGCGAGGCGGAGAAGGCCGCGGCGGCAAAGGCCGCCCTGAACCCTGAAACGAAGCCCCAGCCTTCCGCGGCGACGGTCTCCGCCGAACTGCCGGCCACCGGGTCGCTGTTCGACGTCGACGCCATCATCTCCAGCGTGACCGCAGAAATCAACGCCATGGAATTCGAGGATGTTCCTGCCGCGGATGGATCGTCGCAGAAGACCACCGGAGAGAAGGCGCTGAAGGAGTACGGGCAGATTGCGGATCCCATCATGGCGCGTCAGGACAAAATGATTCGCGCCGTTGTCGAGAAGATGACCGAGATCATCCGGCCAGCGCTGGAAGTCGCGCGCGCGTTCCAGGCCGAGACGGCGCAGACCGCCGTGAAGTCCACCATTGACGCCCTCGTTGCCGACGGTGTGTCTGACGCCGCGCAACTCATCGCAGATCCCCGCTTGGCGGAGTTCGCCAAGCAGAACCCGCATTACGCGGCACTGCTCGTTGCCGACCCGAACCGCACCGATGACATTAAGTTCGTCATGGCGAAGTTCCGCGCGGCACACGGAATCGCGGCACCGAGTGGCGAAAAGAAGACGACCGGTGCGCCGGTTCAACGCGCGCGTCCAAACAACGCGCTTCAGGCAGCGGTGTCGTCGGCGCGTGGAGGGGGTTCGGCGCGTGATGAAGGCGGAAGCATCACCGGCACTCCAGAACAGATCATGCGCGCGGAGTTTGATCGCCTGGAGCGATTGGAAAAACAACAGGGCGCAGGTGGGCGAATCTAACCATGCCTCACCAGACCAACAAAGAGATTGCCAAAAAGATTGCGCAGCGCCTTGAACTTCCGATCATGGCGGTGCGCGTGTTCTGCTGTCCTGTGTGCGGTCATCGTGCATTCGCTGGAATGCTTGGAGCCGGGAGCGAAGTCAAGGTTCGCTGCTCTCTTTCGTCGTGCGTCCACCACAACAAGGATACGCCGTGGATTGTGAAGATTCACGGAGCTCCAACCGGAAGGTTGCGCATTCACCGATGTCCTTCGCCTCTGTGCAAGCATCCGTGTCGCATTCGCGCTCCGTATATGGACGCCGAAAACGTGGTTTACGCAAACGGAAGCCCCGTGTGCAACTGGACATGGTGTTGCGCATACCTAGCTCCGAAAACTCGCATTGTCGCGTGGTGCAAAGAAAGTAGTTGCGCTAACTACAAATCCGGGTTTATTATTCTCTCATCGAAGGGCAACTAGGGTGTTGTCCGAACAACCAAGGCAGAAGCCTAAATTTACCGGCGCGCGTCGCCGTGAAAAGGAACTTCTGCCATGGATACCAACACCTCGACTTTCACGGGGCCGCTGGAACCGCAGCAACTCAAGGCCGCCGCCCACATCCTGAAGTACAGCCTCCCCGAACTGCTCGTCGCCAAGTTTGGCACGCAGCACGGCGTTCCGTCGAACACGGGCGACCAGATCAAGTTCACCTATTTCGAGTTCTTCCCCGTAACGGGCGTTCCGTCGGTCGAAGGCATCACCCCGGCCAGCGTCCCGATGGTACGCAAGAACGTGACGCTGACGCTCCAGCAGTACATCACCTGGACGCCGATCACCGACTGGACCGTCGAGCTCCACCCCGACAACATCATGGAGCCGATTCTCCAGAATCTCGCGACGTGGATGTCGCAGACCGTCGAACTGGTCACGCTCAACGCCCTGCTGGCCGGCACGAACGTGCTGTACGCCGGCGGTGTCGCCAGCCGCCTGCTGGTGAACTCCACTCTCTCCCGCTCCATGGTCGGCCGCGTCGAGGAAATCTTCCGCGTCAGTTCCGCGAAGCCGATCCGCAAGATGATGTCCGGCAGCCTGAACGTCGGCACGGTGCCCGTGGCCGAGGCGTTCGTCGCCATCATCACGTCTTCGATGGCGGACGACGTGAAGCACTGCACGAATTTCAAGGAAACGTCGAAGTACGCCAACCCCAACAACCTGCTGCCGAACGAAATCGGAAACGTGGACGGGGTGCGCTTCTGCACCAGCAACTTCCTGAAGTACTGGTCGGCAGCCGCGACGAGCGTTTCGGTCGCGCAGATCACGTTCCGCAGCGCCGGACAGGACGCGGTTGCTGGTTATCCGGACGTGCATCCGATCATCTTCCTCGCGCAGGACGCATTCGGGTGCGCCAACCTGAACCGCACCAAGAGCGGCCAGGTGGTCCTGAAGAAGCCCGGCACGGGCGACTCCGGCGATCCCGCCGGCCAGCGCGGTTCCGCCGCGATCAAGTTCTGGTTCGGGGCGACGATCCTCACGGACCTGTACCTGATCCGTGGCGAAGTGGCATGCACCAGCCCCAGCAAGCAGCCGTGGTAAGCACTGTGGGGGTCGAGAGACCCCCTAACCGAAACGATCACTCCTCATAGAAAGAAATCAGACCATGAACTACACACGCAAGACCTACCTCGGCGCTGGCGCGAACACGATGTACCTCGGACTCGGAACAGTGCCCAAGCGCGTCAGGATCACAAATCTCGCGACCGGTCTTTCGTTCCTGGAGTGGAACGAGGGCATGCTGGCGAACGCGGCCGTGGCCGGCGGAATTTATACCGCCACGACCGGCGGGCCGCTTCCGCAGACGCAGGCGCAGGGGTTGGTCCCGTACCTCGGCGGCGACGTGGTGACGACCAAGAGCGCCACGCAGATCGTTGACCCCGGAGCGCGTGCCGACATCAACTTCGCCAGCAACCTGAAGGGCAATGCGGCAAAGTTCATCATGGACACGGCGGCCAACGGCACCGGCCACTTCAATCTCGCGGCGACAACGGTTGGCGTGGGTTCTCCGATCACGCTGTCTTGGCGTGACGACGCCGGGATCTCGCGCGTGAAGTCCGGTCGCGTCATCGCCTACGCCGGGTCCGGCCTGACCGCGGACCAGGTTGGCATCGACCTTCCGTTCGACGGCACGCTGCCGGCAGCCGGCGCCGACATCGCGTACATCGGCCCGCAGTACGACCTGGTGCAGGCCCCCGTCGGTACGGTCATGCCGGCGGGCGTGAAGCTCATCAACCAGACGTATCTGACCTCGGCGGTCATGTACCAGATCGAGTTCGCGTAGTCGACGGCATCTTGACTGGCCGGACCCCGGAAGGAGTACGGCCAGCGAACCCAATTCGAATGAAGGGGTAGCGACATGAAACGGATGATCTCTCTGGCAATGGTTGTGAGCGTGATGGTCCTCGGCGCTGGAATGTTGTTCGCCGAGCCGGTCAACACGAAGCCTCTGATGCAGGCTGCGCCGTCGTACTTTTTCGGGCAGGTTTTCTACGGCCCGACCGGGGTTCAGCAGCTTCCGGCGATCATCACCGGCACCGCCACGAACGGCCAGGCGCAGGCGTCGTTCGGTTTCGCGTTCAAGGCAGCGCCCTTCGTCATGCTGCAATGGAAAGAGACGCAGACAGCGAGCGGCGGAACAAATGAATGTTGGGCTACATCCGTGACTACGACCAACTTCGTCCCGAATACCACGATGGGCGTCGGTGGGGCGTACACGAATTTCAACTGGATGGCCATAGGACTTCTCAACTGATCCCCAGATCTCATGTTTTCCACGAGGCGGCTGCGACTAAAACCGCAGCCGCTTTTGTTCAAACAAAAACGACCACAACCAACCCAAAGGGTGACAAAATGAGCGAAGAGAAAGCACCGTCAGCAACTCCGGCAGAGGCGACAAAGGATCCCATCTACTTCGCGCCGAATGGCTCCGGGTGGGATAGCGCGGCCGACGCGCAGGCAGAGTTCAGGCAGCGCCAGCTTGACCCGAACAAGTGGGCGGTGGCCCGATCCCCCAAGGGAGACGGGTACTGCATTATGACATTCCGTCAGATTGTCGAGGCGAAGAGTCGGGCGGATGAAGACGCCAGGGCGGCGGCGGCTGCGGCCAAAGTTCCGATGAAGTATTACCATGTTCGTATCGGAACCAGCGCGGACTCAGAGAAAAAGGACATGATGACGCTGCCGATCGGCCTGAATGGCCAGTTCACTTCGCTGATGCTCAATACCAAGTGCATCCTGTCCGACGCGCAGATCGAGGTTTTGGAGAATGCCAGGACCGAGAACTGGGTTCCGCTTCCCGACGGCGGACCCGACGGCAAGACGTTCGTGAAGCGCGGCATGAAGGACCGGGTGAACTACAGCATCATCGGTCCGGCCACGCAGAAGGAATGGCAGGAGTACCAGGCCAAGAACAAGACACGGTTCGATGCGTTCGTCGCCGAGCAGGCGAGCAAAGACCGTGTGAATGATCCCGTGTAAGGAACTTCGCCATGTCATCGGCATATAGCGACCTGCTTCTTCAAATCGTGTCCGATGCCGGCGATGTTGCCCCAAACTACGTCGAGGTCGTTTTTCGGCGGTGCATGTCGAGTTTCATGGAAAAAAGCCAGGCGTGGCGGACTCGGGCGTACTTTGATATGTCGGCCGCCACGCCTTCTCCGGCAGACCGCCAGGGAGCGGTTGCCGCGTACTCCGCGGCGCTGGCAGCGGCGCAGGCGGCGCCGAATGACTTGGCGCTTGCGCAAGCCGCCGAGGACGCCCGTGTGGCGGCCGAGGCCCAGCCGCTGTTTACGCTTTCGCGTCCACTCAAAACAGCCGCCGTGGTCGATCCTCCGTCTCCTGCCGTGTATTACACGGCCATTGCCACTGGCATGCGTGTCTCGTACGAGAAAAGGAACGCCGGACCGTATTGGAGAATCAACCCGCCGACGGCAGCCGGTGGAGACCAGACGCTCGAAATGCTTCCACTCGTTTCGACTTACACGACCGGGCAAGTCGAGGCGCGGTTGTTCTGGGTGCCAACGTTTGATGCCTCCGTTGAACTGTGTTGCCCGTCCTGGGTGTTTGAGCGGTATGGTGGGATCATTGCAAACTGGACTGTTGGCGAAATCTGGATGAAAAGGCGCGGGCGCCGATCCGATCAACAGATGGGCATGAAGATGTCCAATGACGCCATGGTTGACGCGCAGCGTGTTCGGGCTCGATCGAACGCGGAAGATCCGATACCATTCAGCGTGTAGGAGAACGTTATGCGCAAGGAACTGATAGCCATTTTCGCCGCCATGCTGACGGCCGCATGCCTCGCTGGAAACACATGGAAGCTCGATGTCGAGGCGAACAGCGACCGCATTCCAGATTTTACCCGTGAGTTTGGCAGTGGAGAGACGTGGACAATTTCCCCTCTCGTGACTGACGATGGCGTGCCGCGGGTATGGCCGACCAATGCGACGTTCATTTTCTTCTGGCAGCGCCAGAACATGGGTACGAACTGGTGGGCAAGCACGAACATTGTTTACCCGGTCTATCACGATGTCTCGGTTGCAACGACGACCGCGGTCATCACGACATGGGTGACAAATTTGGCGGTCATCACATACCCGACGACGAACAATGTTGGCGTGACGAATTATTTTGCCTATACCAACACTTCGACTTCCTACACGTTCGGGTACACGGTGACCAACGTGATCGACGTTGGAAGGGTTAATGCAATTTGGAACGGGGCGACGATGGATTGCGGGTCCCAGGGGTACAACTGGTTCCTTGGAGAGTACGAGGGAAGCGCGAACGCAGCATGCTACCGAGTGAATGGGTCAATCACCGTGCGAAGAAGTCCGGGGGCGACTTTCACGTTCAACGGATCTCCGCTGTTTTGGCCATGGGTTACTACGAACGCGCTAGCTGCATCGAACTATGTCAGTTCGACAATGTGCAGCAACATTGCGAAAGCCGTATGCGCGAACCCGACGAACCTGCCGGCGACGCTGATCTACGCATACCCGAGCGGACTTGGCGGGTACTATTTCAGGGAAGGGCCGTGAGTCCAGAGAGGAACGACATGAAGACGATGGCAGTATTGGCGGGGTGCATTCTGGCGGCGGTTGGTGTGGCGATGGCCGGGCGCGTGGTGCAGCCGTTGCTTACCATGGACGGCGTGATTCAAGCGGACACGTCGGCGCAGGCGGACCGTGCGACGTATGCGGACGGTGCTGGCACGGCGACGGCGACGAACCTTGACGCGGCGACGCGGACGCTGGTAGCTGCGATAGCTGGAGGAATCATCTCGACGAGCGTTCCACCGACGCCGACGAGCGTGAGTTTTGCCACGAACGCGGCATGGGCAGCGCGTCTTGGGACGGCTACGAACTGGGTTGAAACCGACAGCAACGGGACGTGGCAGGTGACGGAGATAACTCCTCCTTTAGTACTGGTCTCGTCTTGCGCATCCAACGGAGTGTTTGAATACAACGGCCCACCAAATGGAACAACCTGGTCGTCAGTTTATCAGTTTGCATATGATGACAGCAATCTGTGGCGACTTGAGTTTATTGCGCAGGAAATACAACACGTCACCGGAACGATTGCCTTTCACGGTGTTTTCCCGCCGTATCCGGCATCCATGGTGGGAATTGAAGATGACACCCGCGATAGTTGGGGTAGTTTTGTGCTTTCAGCGAGAGATCCCGTTGTCACCAACCGCGTCCGCATCGCCACAACCAACGATTTTCCCGGTCTTCCGTTTGTCCCGATTGATGACACGCGCTATCTCGCCGCGCTGACCAACGCGGCCGCATTCGCCACGGCTGCGCAGGGATCGCACGCGGATGATTGGTGGAACACCAAGGCCCTCTATCCGCAATACCCAACGGTTACTGGGGTCGTGCTGTCCGGTCTTGCGCCCTACACCAACACGATTGCACATGCGCTGATAACCACGCCAACGCTGGATCAGGTGACCGCCGCTGGCAATATGACCACCAACAACATCATCTCGACAAACCAATCCCCTTCGATATCGGCCGGGTTTGTCAGCGGGCGGCTGAGACTGTCTTCCGGATCCAGCGTGACAACCATGTACATCGGCGTCGAAGATGGCGGATTTTTTACGATGCTTTCCGGCACTGGATATTCTTGGAAGTTTCGAGGAAATCAAGGCAATGCCATTGTTGCATCCACGGCGGAAGTTGCTGCGAAACTCGACCTGGCCGGGGGCGTGGTTGGGAATCTCGTGGTGACCAACGGATTCATCATCCGAAATGATGACG